GGCCTCCAGCTGGATGCAAACCAGCCTGCTTTAGCTTCTGCTTCAATAACTCTAGCGGCTGCTGTTAATTCTTCAGTATGAGATTGTAACATTTGAGTTTGTAAATCTGCTTTTAATTTATTTGCAAGATCTTTATCTTCAACAGCTTTATCAACTGTATTAAATAAAATCTTAGCTAGTGGGGCAACTGCTGATAATATTGGTAACATTGTATAAATTTCTCCTGTCTTCTTATACCTAAATATGGGTATAATTGCAACATTGCATCTATTGCTGGTTTACTATTTAATTTCCATACATATGCTGTTTTATAGTTTTTACCATCTTTTTTACGGTTATACACAGAAATTGTTCCCATTTTAAAAAAATTAGCAAATCTTTGTACTATATCTTGGTCAGTCATTTGTACGGCTATTCTAAAATATTTTCTTGGTATTCCATCTTTATGAAATCCTCCAGCATTCCAATTGCCTAAAGAACCTTCTCCTTCAAATACTCCAGCAAGGAATATTAATTTTTCTTTTGAAGAAAAATTTTCAAAATTGTTCTCGACCAGTTCCAAATTATACCTTTTTTATTTTTGTTGAACCTATCTTTTGTAACTTAACTGGAGATAAATTCAAGCTTATATTTTTAGTAACTGGAGGTATATGTGGTTCTGGACCTTTTAATGGAGGTGGGCCAAATCTTGTACCAGGCATTTCTGCTCTTAGTTGAGACTTACTTTTTTTCATTATTGTTATACCCTAAAGCCTCATCTGTATTAATTCCATCTGGATCTGTTAAGATATCAATTCTTTCAACTTTAGTAACATTGGGTGTGTCTGTTAAAAAATGAGATTTAACATCATTTATATTATATGAAGAAACATATTCTTTTTGTTGAGCATTATTATTTCCAGAAATAAGATAATAAAATTTATAAGTAGCCATTTTTACTCTTTTTTGCTTTTATTTTCAATATTTGATTTAAGATTAGCTTTATGTTGCATATTTTTATTATGCTCTTTCATTAAAGTGCTTTGAATATTAACACCTAATCTTTGTGCTTGCATTTGTGAAAGTACTTCTAATTTTTCTTGATCTTGATCTAATTTATCTTCAAATTGAGCTTGTTGTTGGTCTAATTTTTCATCATCAAATTTAGCTCTTCTTTGAATATCCATAGCTTTTAAATCTAATTCACGTTGTTTTAAAGCAACTAAAGGATCTTGTTGTTGAGAACCATTTTCTTCTTGAATTAATTGCATAGTTAATTCATTAACTCTTTTTGCAATTAAAGCATCCACTTGCATTCTAAAATGTTCTGGATCTTGTTGTTCTAACTGTGCAAGTTGTTGATCTTGTTTTGCCATAATGTAAGCTTCCATCGTAGCTTTCAAAGATATGTGTTCAGATATGTGTCCTTGAAATAAAGCATATACTGGAGGATTAATTTGCACCATTCTGCTTTGCATAAACATTTTATGAGCCATAATGTGTGCGTCATGATCTTGTTCTGCAAAAGCTTTTGGTAATTTCATCTGTAAACCTTCCATATTTTCAATTGCTGGGTCTTTTGGAGTAGGTTTTTCTGGTTTTAACAAAATTTCATCAATTTGTTTTGTTCCAAGAGCATTATAAACACGTCTATATGCTTCATAGATGTTGTGAATTTGCGGATTTGTCTGTGCAATCTGCAACTGTGTCTGTGCTAATGTAATTCTTTGCGCCATTGAGAAAATATTTGGATCTGCAACTGGCAAAACGTCTACTCTATCGTCAAAATCTGCTTGTTTAATTGTTCTTTCACCACCATAAACGTCATAAGGATATACTGGAGGCAAGTATTCTGCAAAAACTCGACTTAAAATAGAAAATTCTTGCTTCATAGAGTAATATAATCGTTTATGAATAGCTGACATCACTCTTGCACCTCTTTCTAATAGTGCAATTGTTGTTCCAACAGCTGCTTGTTGGTTACCATCACCTACTTGCATGCTAGCAATACCAGCAAATCTCTGTCCTGCTTCAACGCAATAGCCCATTAATTGATAAAGTACTGCGCTTGGCTCTTTAAATGGTAATAATTGAAACTGATCTTTAATATTTCCACCTGGAGCATCAACATCTCTGAATTCACCTGGTTGAATTGGTTGTTCATCATCTCTAATTCTCATTCCTCTAGACTTAAATCCAGCTGGTAAATTAGATAAAGTTCCTGAATCTAGTAATTGTCTTAATGCAGAAGTAGCCGCTGTAGATAATCCACCTATCATATGAATTAAACCAAAACCATAGAATCCTAATCCTGGTAAAAATTTAAAATGAACAAAGTAACTTATCTTTTGTTGTTTAGGATCTTCTTTTTTATAATTTCTATATATAGATAAAATTTCTTGTGATTGTTCATCCATAGTTACTATGTATGGAATTTTTACATTATCTTCATCTTCAATATCTAAATCAACATGCATTTCTAAAATAGAATATGTATTTTCAAAATCTCCTGTTTTAGAAACACCTTCTAACTCATCATACTTTCTTTGAAGATCAGTTCTTTTATCTTGCGGTGGACTTATTTCTATGTCTCTATAAAATCCTGCAACTTGTTTTTTCTTAATTTCGTTTTCAGTCATCTTAATGACATGAGTTATTCTTTCACAATCTTTAAGATTAGTTACATAATACGGAACTACTAAATCTTCTGCTGGAATAAATTTAGATACTGCTCTTTCCATTACTTCATCATAATAGATTTTTTTAAATGCAGATCCTGCTAATGGTAAATAAAATAATAACTGATCAAACTCTGGAGTGTATTCTTCCATCTTTTCAGTTAACATATAATTCATAAAATCAGCTACTCGAGTTGCTTGATCTTCTCTTTCTTGATTTTGAACTCCAATAATTTGTGTTCTTACTGGTCCTTCTGGTGGTAATAATTCTTTATAAGCTTGTGCTTGAAATTGCGTTACTGCTTCTGCAAGTAAGGGATGCGTTACTCCAGATGCTCCTTTAAATGGTCTTGTTTGAAAATTATATTTAAACCCTAAAAGTTCTAAACCTTTAGTATAAGTTTGTTCCCATTCTTTTCTAGTTTCTTTATCGTTATTAAAATCTGAAATTAATTGAGCAGCTAATTTTTTAAGATCTCTTTCATCTATTTCCTCAACTAAATTTTTATAAAAATTATCTTCAGCTGGAGCTTCTACTGGTGGTTCTTCTCCTTCTACAACTACATCAACAGGTTCGTTAGAAGAGGCACTAGGTTGTTTCTCTCTATCTGTTATTGTTAAATCTTCTTGTTCTTGACCTGGAATATTATCTTCGATTGCCATAATTTATATAGTTTATATTATTATACTGGTATTTTAAATATGTCTTCTATCAGACCACCCGTATGTTTGTAAAGTTTAAAAGGTTTATTAGCCATATCAGGAGTAATCCTTAAAGCATACATTAAATCATATAAATTTGGGTCATCTTTAGGTATATATTCAATTTTATTACCACCTATTCCAACAGAAATGGTATCTGCTTCTTCTTTTGTTTTAAATGCTCCCATATGATGTTTTGTTTTAATTGATGCACTGTCTGGTTTATCAATCTTTCTTTCTGAAACAATTTTCCATGGTCTTTCTGGATCAGATTTAGATACCTGAATAGTTTTAACTTCTGTTTTATATTGGTTAGCTAATTTTCTCATAACTTCTGGTATAATAGCTTCTCCTTTTTTATTGATTCCTTTACCATTAGCATATCCATAAACTATTTCATTACCAGGAATAATTCCTCTGTTTCTCGAGAGAGACGTTACAGGAACAACGGAAACCCATTGTTGTCCTTCTTCAGCTGCTTTTCTTGCAATAGTTTTAATTGCATAATCTGTATATTGTTTTGTATCATACATAGGTAAATAATCGGTGCTGCTTCTTGAAGCATATGGGTCTTTTGGTAAATTAGATTGTAACATTCTTTGATTAATACTTCTTTGTTGACTTAATAAATTATTTAATTCTATAGACTCTGAATCAGTAGCATACAATCCTTTTTTTAAAAGCTCATTAATTCTATTTTCTATTCCTTTTTTAGGTGCAATTAATAAACCAGCCTCTCCTTCTTTGTTTAAAGGATTAATTCTTTTTTTACCTTCTTTAACATATCCCATAACACTTTGTTGTACATCTGCTTGTATTTCATTTATTGAAACAACTTTTTCTCCTGCTGGAGTATATCTTGTTCCATACATTGCATGAACAAGTGGAGCTGGTGTTACATTAGGATCTGGTAAGTCTCCTTTTGGAATACTAAAGTGTCCACTTCCTGATTGATTACCTGGAATCTTATGTGGGTAATACCAAACTATTTCTCTTGGATCTGCTTCACCTGGAAGTTTATAAGTTCCTATTTCTCCAGAACCATTATGTTGTAATTTATATGGGCTTTTTAAACCAAGCGTAATTTTTTCACTAGCTGCATTATATTTTTGTAATGCTTCTTGTAATATTCTTTTATCTTGTGGATCTATGTTTCCTTTTGTTAAAGCCTTGTATGTGTTTTTAAAAATTTCACCTGTATTTTGTAAATTAGTTTCTGAAATACCTTCATTATTTAAAAATCCATTTTTTATATAATTTACACTATAATTTAATTTATCAAGACCATCTACTATAGTGTTGTCTCCTTTTGCAGTTTGTCTAGCATCATATAAAGATGGATATTTTGTTTTAATTAAATCATTAACACTTTTAACACTTCCCTCTAACTCATCAACCATTGTTGAATTAACTTGACTTTTAAATTCAGCAAGTCTCATTTGATTAATAGGATTATTTTTAATTTGTCTTAAAAGTAATTCTTTACTAA